TAGGGACGCCCGACAATTCAGCTGATCTCTTCTTAGAAGAGACTAATCAACTGAAGGCCGAGGCTACTCCCTACGATCGAGGTCATCCCTTTTCCACCGTAAAGGTGGAGAGAAATCAACGAAGCATCGTTGATTTAAGGAGCTACGATGGTAAAGTTTACTACCGTGGTCCCTTGGCTTTGACCTTCGAGGGTTTGCCGCAAGATGGTTTGGATGGGCAGATTCCCCTTTCTGGGATTCCGCACGTTTTGCCTCCTGGTGCTATACCGGACATTGATCTCCAGTATGGCTCCAAGGCAATTTCCCTAACCATCCCGACACTCCCTGTCGCTGGGGCGGCGCAATTCTTAGGTGAGCTCCACGAGGGGCTCCCCAGAAGTATCGGACACTCCATCCTGTTTCGCGAACGGGCACACGCCTTCCATGGTTTGGGAGACGAGTACCTGAACGTGCAATTCGGATGGAAACCCTTTATTTCTGATGTTAAGAAGTTTGCACGTGCCTTTTCGAATGCCGGCAAGATACTTGCACAGTATCGCCGTGACTCCGGAAAGATCGTGCATCGCCACCACAGGTTCCGTACTATCAGAAGTAATGTGAATTTGCCGGTTTACAAGATCGGCTTCTTCCCTGGACTCATCGAGCCCAGTAACTTCTTGAGGATTCCGTCCTCTAATTCGGCTTATGGTCGATTTAGTGGTTTCGAAATCAACTCAATGATAGACGGACACCTAGTCCCGTCAATTTCCGGCAATATCGTCTCGAAAGAGCGATATTGGTTTTCAGGGGCTTACACCTACCTTCTCTCCGAAGATGATTCATTCTTCGGTCGGATGGAGGGGTATGTTCAGAAAGCTAACAAGCTTCTGGGTATCAGGGTTACACCTGACGTCCTCTGGGAATTGACTCCATGGAGCTGGTTGGCTGACTGGGAGGGTAACATTGGCGTTAATATATCCAATTTTACCGCTCTCGGCCAGGACAACCTCGTACTGAGATATGGGTATCTCATGAGGGAATCCTCATGGGCCCATTATCTCTACACTACCCCCATCAAGTCTTTTGGTGGGTGGCAGGGTTCTGTCCACTCCTCTATCAAAGTTAAGAAAAAGGAGCGTGTCAGAAGTACGCCTTACGGGTTTGCCCTGAATCCTGGTGATTTTACCGATCATCAGTGGGCAATCTTGGGTGCGCTTGGCATGACTAAGTCGCCCAAGTCTCTGTTCTAGAAACAGGGAGACGGTTACACCTACCTGGTGTAATCTAAGTTACCGCTTGGTAAGCGGTGATTACCTCTAGTAGGAGTGCCATGTCCTTTTCTGATCCACAGACCGTATCCATTGGCGGTGTCGCCACTTCTCTTCCGAGAGTGGCGGCTGGCGTCAACTCTGGAGCTTTCTCCAGTGCTGACGGTACTGTCAAACTGAGCGTTTCCTCGCAGAATGGGAAGCGCATCCGTCGACAGATCCGCTTGGATCACCAGAAGTACGCGGCCGATCCGACCAATAGCACTATCAATGTGCCTCGGTCGATGTCCGTGTACATCGTGGTCGATACTCCTTTGCAGGGGTATGATCTCACGGAGCAGGAGCAACTCGTGATGGCCCTTACGGACTATCTCGAGGCCTCCTCTGGTGCACGCGTCGCCCAGTTGCTGGGTGGCGAGAACTAGTCACAGCGGCCCTACCTTGTCGAGGACCCGTGCGATTTTGCATTGGGTCTTCGACTCGGTGGCAGGCATTTACCTGCTTGTGGTCGCTGTGATTGTTCTGTCTATTACTCTCACTTTGTTTAGTGGGAGTATGTGGTTGCGCACTGCTCACAGCTATCAGCGTCCTACACTCTACGAAGATTGTAAGACAGTTGTAACTGCTTAGCTGTAGTAACGCATCACAGGTTAGTAGGGCCATGGCTAATGGACAGCCACTCTTTAAGGAGGACTGTGAAAAGCCTGACGCTACTTGCTAGAGAGTTGCTCGCTGATGCGGGCAACTGGTGTCACGTAAGTACCCTTCACGATTTTAAAACAATCGTGAAGCGATTTGAAAGCGAGGGTGTATCGTTTTTAACGATTACACTTCCAAAATTCTGTGATGATTTCCAGATTTCTCTGGATGCAGAATTTTGCAGCCCTTCCCTTTTCCTTGGTTTTAAGAAGAAGGGATCAACTCCCGTATTTCTCGGTGGGTTGTTGGACCTCGTTTTCGATCGTGGCAGTGGTCGATTACTCGACGTACCTTCAGTTGACGCTATCAGATTCATAAGACAGATTTGTCTTGCCTTCGGTAAGATAAATCTTCCCTGCAGTGATGCTAGGGTTGAATCTGCTATTGTCAAGTACATCGAGTGTGAGAAGGAAGTGCGAAGGAGTGATGCAGTCTTTCCCGAAAAACGGGATGCATTTTCTCGTATGGTCGTTAAGCTTTGGGGGCAGCTCCTCACTGAATGTGATAGAGCTGTCTATACGCAAAACGTATACCCAAAGCACGGCCCTGGTGCGACTGCTGACAAACTTGTTGGAAACAACAAGTGGAATCAGCGTGTCTGGACCGAACGTCTGGAGCGTGAGTTTCCTATGGCCGAGTTTGCTTTCTCGTCCTATAGTGAATATCTCACACACCTCCCAGATCTTCGCTTCCTCGAACCCGGCGCAGAGATACCTGTTAGGGTTATCACTGTACCTAAAACGCTGAAGACTCCGAGAATTATTGCGATTGAGCCTACTTGTATGCAATATACGCAGCAGGCTCTTCTGCAACTTCTCGTGGATAAAATCGAGTGTGATGACAACGCATTCAATTTTATCCGTTTCATTCACCAGGAACCTAATCAGGATCTGGCGAAACTCGGGTCGTCCGACCGGAGTCTTGCTACACTTGATTTAAGTGAAGCAAGTGATAGAGTCTCCAATCAGCATGTACGAACTCTACTTCGTTACCACAGCCATCTTTTTCGTGCTGTGGACGCCTGTAGATCTCGGAAGGCTGATGTTCCTGGCCATGGCGTAAAACGCTTGGCCAAGTTCGCGTCGATGGGTTCAGCTCTTTGTTTTCCTTTTGAAGCACTGGTTTTTACTACAGTAATCTTCTTGGGAATACAAAAGCAGCTTAATCGACCTCTTACCGTAAAAGATATCAGATCCTTTTACGGCAAGGTACGCGTCTACGGGGACGATATTATCGTTCCAGTAGAATACGTAAATTCCGTTGTTTCGGAACTAGAGGCCTTTGGCTTTCTAGTTAACCGTAGCAAGTCTTTCTGGAACGGAAAGTTCAGAGAGTCTTGCGGGAAAGAGTACTTTGACGGACACGATGTTTCCATATGTCGTGTTCGTCATCTTCTTCCCCAACAACGGGGCGACGCACAGGAGATTATTTCTGCC